TTTAGCTTTTCTAACCTTTTTATCTGTTCGAGTATCGTTGCCATTAAGTTCGTTGTAAATCTTTGTTAATTCTTCGTCACTCCCAACGCTTGAATACGTTTCTAAAAATCGAGTTAAGGACTTCGGTTTGAAGCCCTTATTAAACTCGATTCTATTTTTACCTATAACAAACTCCATTATACAGTAGTAAAGTCTATTCTCAATGATTGATAATTATCATTACCAATAGTAACAACATTCAATAAACCAACTTTTCCAGCAACCGCAGCATCAGTAGCTTCAATAACATAAGAGCCAGTAACGCCAGTTTCGGCTACACTATCAATAGTAACAACTGCCCCACTTGCGTCTTTAACTTCAAAATCAGTAATCAATAATCCAGTCAATGGCGCGTTTGTACCTTTTACAGTAACGGCAGCAGTAATGGTTAATGCTCCAGCTAATTGAGTTGCAGAAGCTACAACAGAAGCTTGGTAAACACCTTCCAAATCTTTCATATCAAAATCAGGTTGCAAAACACCATATTCCATATCCCAATCGTCAACATCATTTTGCTCGATTATTACGGGCGTATGAGAAGGGTCAGAAAAGTTTTGAGTTGTTTGTGCATTTACAAAGAAACGGGCAGCTTTTAAACCTTCAAAAGAATCAACACCTTTTGTGTGGCATCTTAAATATCCTTTTTCTGTGTAATACCAAATATTCCAACTTCTGTCAGAGTGAGATTTCATTCCACTATGGGTTACAATATTCTCAATAAATTGAAACATTGTTTTACGTTTTTCCTCTTTCACAAGGTAACTTGACCCTGCCGCTGATTCAAAGTATGAAGCCTCAACATCTTGTGGTTCGATTTCTTGCACCGCTGGGAATGGTATAACCGTCTTTGCTTTAATAGCAGCATCCCAATATGCTTTTGTTTTTAGTTGTGCAGCAGTTCCTGTAAAGTATCTTCTGCTAAGAAAAACTTAACATCAGCACCTAACGATTTAGCGCAATTTCCAACACCAGTTCCTAAAAGAGCCGCATCAGATACACATAATTCACTATAATTACTCATTATTTTTATTTTTTAAAATTCCTTAATTATTACTCTTAATTTAAACACAAAGTATGGAAATATAAACTGTAATTGGCTTATATCAAAACCATCTAATGCTTTTTCTCCTTTAGTTACTGATATTATTTTATACCAACTCTTAACAAAAGATTTAATTTGCTCTTTTATTTCTTCGTCTGCATAATGTGTAATATCACCTCTTACTTTAGTTAAATCATCAATTATAAATATAATATCTACTTCGGTATCAGACATACAAGTACGCGAAACAACATCGGCAGTATCATCTTCGATAAAGAAAAAATGTAAACCATTTATCCTATCATCAGTCAATAACTCTTTGTAATCAGTTTCAACGTAGGCTAAAGGCTTAACGCTACCATTTTTGTTATCTACATAAGCGCGACCATAAGCGGTGACATCGCAACTAAAGGCATCAGTCAGTTTAGTGTATAAACTTTCTTGAAGCATTTGGATTGGCTTGTCAATACCCACCGGGTTGGCTTTTGTATATATCATGTTATAGTACTTACTCTTATGCCGTTATTAAAATAACCTCTTTTTATCTTATCTATTTCGTTAGATATTTGTTTAATCTCTCCGATTAATAAAGATCGCAATCCAACAAGTTTCAATGGACTATCGCCACTTGTTCCTTCAATTTCTGCTAATATTTTAAGAGATTGTTTCTCCGCATCCCTTTGAACACTATTTGTTCTTAACGAATTAAGTTGTTCTCTAAGAATAGCAATAGAAAGTTCTAATTCTACTGCCCTCGCGAAAAGCATTTCATTTTGGATAATCAAATCAGTATAATCCTCATAAACTGTAATATCAGGGTTTATTCCGATATTCTCGCTCAACCCTTCTTCTAAATTCAAATTAAATAAAGTTTCAGTCGAATGACCTTTAACTTGTACTTTCTGAATCCTTAAATGAGTTATTTTGCTCATTATACTGGAGTTCATATAATCTCTTTTAAAAGGAATTGGAGTTGTTACCGTTTTTACATATCCTAAATAATAATCTCCTTTATATGTAATATCAGAGTTGTCAACTTTCCAATCTAAAACTACTTCTTGTGTTTTATCGGTTATAGTAATTGCTTTTTCAAAAATTGGTGCTTGCTTTGATGTATTAAAGAGCATTAACTTAAAGTCGCCCAACGTGTCGAAGTCTAACAACACACGCTTAATCTCAAATGCAATATCACTATCTCTTGAAACCTCTATCCTATATCCAACAAAACCATCTATTAAAGCTTCTTGATTGACCTTGTTTTGTGCGTTTGTGTAAAGTAGATTTCTATCCAAATAATCAAACCTACTGAATACTCTATGGCAAACATTAACAATACTTGAATTTTGTAACCTTTTCAAATATAAATTAAAGTTGGCATCAGAAATACCCTTGTAATCTTGTGAATCTTTTATGTACTCTAACTTTACATAAGCATTGTCAGTCACATAATAGCCACTTCGACTAATTTGATTATCTGCATCTAATATAGCGTAGTCAGGGTTAAAAGAATCTCTTAACCCGACTAAACCATTTAGTTTTGTTGATATTTTGTCTACTTGAAACATACTATACTAAAGAAAACGCTAAAAATACTGTTTCGTTAACCGTCGTTAGTGGTGCTTTTGCAAGAGCAACATCAATACTAACTTCATATTGTGTTACTGTATCTTGTGGAGAACCATTATTAGCACTATCATTAGCGCGACTTTCGTAACTGTGGACAGCATACATATTGTTATCAATAGGATTAATCATAGAAGTGTAAGTGTCAACAGAAGTTTCTACGCCATTTCTATTTTGTTTAGGAATCCAAGGTAAAACACCAAACGTTCCCATTTCAGCCATAATCCAAAATCCTTTAGTAAAAGTAGCATCAAGAGCAACAGCCAAAGCACCTAATTCAACAGAGTGTACGTAAGTAACACCATTAAATTGAAAAGATAAGTTAGTTGAGTTTTGCGCGCCTTGTGCAGCATCAAATAAGAATTTATTATATGCAACGGTATCGCAAAAAGCTACTAAATTAGAATCTGAATACTTATTAACGTGCATTACAGATTTAGATATTTGAATCGCTCTGTTTCCGTTAGTTGCTTCATCAATCTCAAAAGAATTAACGCCAAGTGCGGTTTCAAAAGCACCCTCAGAGGTTGCAATATTCACACCACTTCTTTGTGCGAAAATATATGCAGTTGCGATAGTTTCCAATCCTTCTGCAAAGTTAGAAGTAATTGTTTGTAATTCTTGCGCCAATTGTTCGTCTAAAGAATAAAGCGAGTTATCCGCTTGTTTTAAAGAGATATTAAATTCATCTGTGTATGTTGACCAAGATGGTGTCAATACCGCAGTATCTCCTTTTGTTCCAGTATGGTTGAAAATTCTACCACCTGCGCCTAACGCTCTACTTGAACGTATTTTGTAGTTCGTATCAATTGCTCTATCCTCACGTAATCTTAGCTCTTCATAATTAGGGAACATAATATTACTTGACATAAGGAAGGCAAGATATGTTACAGGATTTCTGTAACGTAATTCTTGTGCTTGAAATGCACCTAATAGTCTTGCTTGTGCAGTACTAAAATTAGCTAATGTTCTATTTGCCATTATTATTATTTTAAAATTAAACTCTATTTATTTTTAATATTTTGCTGACACGCAATAGACCACGCTTTTAGCACAAAGCACAAATGTCTAAATATATTGTAACAAAGATAATAAAAAAAATCTATATAATAATCAAACTATATAGATTTTTTTAATACTTGTTTTATTTATTACATTTTAACAACACCGTCTTTTATTGCTTTTTGTAATGCGATTGAGTATGCTTGACCAGAAAGCCCTTGCTCTTTCATTTGCGCATCCCAAGATTCAAAAGTTCCTTCTTTGGCGTTTCCCTTTTGGTCGCCATCACCTCTACCGCCCTCAACAGGCTTGATGTAGGGCTTAACAAAAGTTTTAAGAAATTCTGCGGGCGTTAAGTTATTCATAGATGTTTCATTCTTTAGAATCTTACCGCCATCAATAATTTCAAGACCATCTTCGCCAATATTAAAATCATATTTAGCTTTCATAATTGCTAAAATATCATCTTTACCTATCGTGGTATTGTCAGGAATATCTTTCATCAACGTTTCATTAATCTGACGTGTTTGGCTTTTTTTCTTATAATCAGATTCTAAATTAGTGTATTTTTCTTCCAAACCTATATTAATACCTTGAAGTTTCTCAAAATTTGTCTTTAATTCAGAATACTTTTTTTCTGGTTCAATAGCGTTTTCTTTATCCCTCTTTTCACCATAGGCTTTAAGTAGGTTTTCCATTGTTTTACCCTGAAAATCTAATTCATTGTCCTTACGTGCCAATTTAACAGCCTCCTCAACTGAATTAAACTTTGTTTCTTTTTTAATATTGTTTATTCTCGCTTCGTAGTCATCTTTTGTGAAAAACACTCTGCTATCTAAATCAATATTATGATTTTCTTCACTTGTAAACATTTCATTAAGCTTTCCCGCTTCTAATCCCAGCGATTTTTCCACCGCTTCTAAATTTTCGATTGCCATTATTGTAGTTTTTCTTTTAATTTATCAATTCCCCATAAGTGATGTGCTTTTTTACCGAATTTCTCTTGGTATTCAGCTTTTAGAACATCTAATTCTTCCGTGCTATCTACTGCTTCTTCTTTTTTAGTAGCAGATTTTGTCGGTTTATTAGATTTATTGGCATTTTCAAGAATTTCAGACATAACTTCTGTTAATTGTCCTTTTTTCCTTTGAGCGTCTTGTTTTGCTTTGTACTTTAGCTCTTGCGCCTTATAAAAAGCATTTGTTTTTTCTTCGTCTTTTTCGTGCCAAAGACCGTTAGTTTCCCAACTGTAATTTTTTTCTTCAACATAACCTCTTGGCAAAATTATGTCGGTTCTATCCAACTTTTTACCATTTTTAACATAACGGCTACCTTCTTTGAGAAGCTTGTACACGCTACACGATACCATAACTGTTTCTTCCATTTTACTTATTTATTGATTAACTATTGGTTGTTTTTCAACCACTTTTTCTATTACTTTTTTATTAGATTCAAACCATTTATCAAATTCAACTATTAGAATTTCTTTTGTTTTTGCGTAATCGGGTTTTTTTAGTGTACTCCACCACTTGCTGAATAAAATCTTTCTTTGCGCTTCCTCACTACCAAAAATATCTGAAACATCCTTTAGTGTTTGGTGTAAATATGGCTCAATTTCAGACTTCATAAGGTTTTTAGACAACTCAACAGGGTTTGTACGGTATGCAGCCTGTAAGTATTGTCTAAATAATTCATCCATTATGACGTCATTCTCTTGCTTTCCTTTAGCTTCTTCATATCTTGCTAAAATAGTATCACTTGGCTCAATTACATAATCCCTTCCATAGTTAATAACTATCTTGTTTTCGTTCTTCTTTTTCTGTAAATCTATGAAGTTTAATATCCATTCTGACATTTTCCACTCTATAAATTCACCATAATCAGCATATTTATTTAGTCTATTTTCGATAGGTTGCTTATTGAATAATACTTCTGTGGTTGTTTTACGACCTCCAAAGGTTTCTATTGAATTAAGTGGCGTTCCCCAAAAAGTAATCGTTGCTATACGTTCTAAATTAGCTAATTCTTCCGTATATTGATTCCAAGTTTCGTTATCCGGTTTAATATGCCCAGCAATATTTGGCGCAATAGTCGGTTGGTCGGCAGTTGGTACAGGTAAAGTTACCATATCGGTAACATCGCCCTTTGTCAAATATCCTCTACCATCACAAGAATCACAACTATTACCATCTTCATCTTTTCCGCGCCCTTTACATTCTTCACATTCTGTAACATATCTCCAATGGATAGGGAAACCTTGCGTAAATTTATAGATAGTTTTTATTGATTGGTCGCGAGAATATTCTTTTGTTAGACCTAATATTTTAGATATTGGAGAAAGCCTATAATCCATTCCAGTTTTAATGATGTTAGAATTTAACAAAGCAGGGACTTCACCGAACGGATGTGAGAAGCTCATTTCATCTGAATAAATTATTTCTTGCCCAATCTCAACGAATGTCATATCCATTAAATCGTCTACCACCCTCCAAAGTTTAACATCTTGACCTAAAAATTTAGCCTGTGTGGGTTCAAAAATAACCCAATCTAATAACTGACCTCTTTTTTCATAGGCACGAATGTCATTAATAGATTTATAGGTTGGGTAAACTTCTTTCTTTGGTGAGGACGTATATTCTAAAAACATTATTCCATTTGGATCTACGTGTGATAAATTAATACCTACATTTTGAATCCAATGTGAAAGTGTATTACTGTCTTTTATGTTTGAAATTGTGAATAGAAACTCTTTTTTTGTTTCCTCATCATCAATATCATAAACTTTATTTCCACCAGTCGCGTACCAAATATTTTCTAAAGGTTGGAATAATCTCTCAAAAAAGTCTTGAATATCTCTTGAATACTTTTTACGTGCCGATGCTTTTGCTGACCCCTCGATAAACTCTATTTGGTCAATAAGTTTTTCTTTAAAATCATCTCCTTCTACCAAAGCATAAAGCATAGATGATTCTTTTCTCAATTTTTGAATTAATGGATTTTGAGCTTGATTGCTTTTAATTAATTCTAAAGCTTTTTCTTTTGATAGTATCATTATATGATTTTAATTTACAAAGTTACTAATAATATTGCATATACGAAAATTTATTTTAATTACCAAATTATTTTCTGTGCAATTAATGTATTTACCTCGGTTAACATACGCATCATCATCATATCGGCAAAATCAGGACTTCTCAATAATCTTTTCTTTAAATCGCTCTTTCTTTCTAATCTAATTTTTCCATCATCCGTATTAGGTTGGCGACAAATCTGTTCAAGTTCTTGGACTATTTGTTTCTTAAATTTTAAATCAGCAATAAATATATCACCTTTTTTAGTCATTTCAGCCAACTTAAAGTAGCATTGTGTTTTAAGATTGATATAGTTTTCCTTTCCAAAGACCTTTCCGTTATTATTAAACGCTTTTGCGCCCTTTAAATGTCCGTTTTTAACACTACTTTTAACAAATGTTCGTAGTCCATCAGCATCATAGATGACATTACTTATTGGTATTCCGTACTCTAATCTTAAATTATGTATTGTTTGAGCAACAAGTACCTCGCTTATTTTATCAATTTTTATTACTTTTTCCAATACAAAACCATCCCAAATACCAATAGCAAATATATCACTACCCTCATAAGCAATATCAGCAGTAAGGTATTTTTCACCAGTTTTTGGCACGTATTCATTAGTGAATAAACCAATAATCTTTTCGTAGTCAAATATTGACAACTCGTTATCGTCATACTCCCAATTACCGTACACTAATCTTTGTAAGGCAGAAGGGTCTTTTGCCATACGCCTAATCATATCGTCTATTACATCTTGACCTAACGCTATGTTATCACCCACTAAAGCTTGTATAAACGCCCTATGTGATGGTAATTCTTTTGCTTTATATGGCAGGTAGTATTCTTCGTATAGATAGTTTTTAGCAGGGTTACAAGTTTGTAGTAATTTAGGTTTCAGCCCAGTTTCCTTATTTCGCCAACGACCTAAACTATTTGCCAAAGAAGTAACGCAACGCTCATCCTCAAACTCACCAGCTTCTTCAATCCAACCTCTTGTCATTTCCATTGAACCAAATCTCGCGTAAGTAGGGTCGGAAGGAATCCATTTAGCATCTAAAAAGAAAACCTTACTTCCGTTATGTAAATTCCAAACGTTATTTTTGCCGTCATAGTGATACATTTCTTCGGTAATTCCCCAATCAAGGAACACCTTACCAACAGTACCAGAAGTAAACTTAACTAAATCGGCTAATGTCTTACGTGCAATAAAATAACGAGTGTTAGGATATAAGAAAGCATCCCCAAAGATAAGAGA